GCCAACAAAGAAATCGCCCGCAAACAAAAGCGTAAGTTGCATTTCTATGTAAACATTCTAGTTGTCAGTGATCCTAAGCATCCTGAGAATGAAGGTCAAGTCCGTCTATTCAAGTTTGGTAAGAAGATCTTTGATAAGATCATGGATAAGGCACAACCGACTTTCGAGGATGAAAAGCCAGTCAATGTGTTTGACTATTGGGAAGGTGCAGACTTCAAGTTACGTCAGCGCAAGGTTGAAGGATATCCTAACTACGATCAGTCAGTGTTTCTGGAACCATCGGCAATCGCCGAGGACGACGAGACAATTCTGAAGATTGCAAATGCCCAGCATAAGTTGGCAGAGTTTACAGATCCAAAGAACTTCAAGTCATATGATGAACTGAAGAAGAAGTTGGAGATGGTTCTAGCAGCAGGTGGAGTTGCTTCTAAGACTGCTTCGGATATGATGGAAGAGGAAGTGTCGAGTTACTCGGCTCCAGTTGCAAAGAGCAAGGCAGCACCTGAACCAAAGGTGAGCCGTGCTTCAGCAATTGAGGAAGATGATGATTCGCTTGCTTACTTTCAGAGCATAGCAGATGCGGACTAAGTAGTAACTGCTCCAGGAAAACCACCTTCGGGTGGTTTTTCTTTATCAAGCATATGACTTATCGATATATCTATTGTAGGTTTGGTCTGCGTTCTCAGGTGAATGCTTATACGAGATAACTGTATGCTTATCAGACTTAAAATTAGTGGTTGGAGCAACGACCACACTGGCAGATACCCCACCTTGAGCAGCACCGGCATTGTCGGCAGACTTGCCGTATACCGTTGCGGCAGTGGTTGGTTTTATGGCAGATGCCTTTGCCAATTCTTCCTGTGTGGAGAAAGAATTGCGGTTACTCATCTGCTTATTTCTTTGTTCCTGCGTAGATTCAACATTCCCCTTATTTGCCGGTGCCAAGTCAGTTGTTGTGGGTTCTCCAATGGAAAGTCCCAGATGTTTGTTTATGAATGCAGTTGCGTCTGGGAATGCTGCCTTGAATACCAACCCAACGAAATCTACCATAGAGGTAAAAAATTCCTTTACGTTGTCGATGATATCACTCATTGCATTTATTACATTGTCTTCGAACCATGCGCCGACATCATCGGTGAAGGTTTTCTTGAACCACTCTGGGTCAACTAATCCCAGGGTAAGACCGGAAAACAATCCAGCAAGACCTGCTGATATTATGTCTTTCCATTCTGCACCATCCACTGCTGCTCTAACTCCGTCCATGATACCGTTCAGAATAGAGAGTGGCAATGCTATTTTAACAAACAAAGCTCTAAACAAAAGACGTAAAGCAGCACGGGAAAATACTGCCTTTAATGCTCCAAGAATGGCAGACTTCAATGTAGTGAGAATTCCAAGTAATGCATTGGCACCGAGTATCCCAGTGGCAATATCCCATGCCCCTGTCTTCTCTGCAACCTTCTCAGGACCCGCTTTCACAACTTTATCTCTTTCCACACCAGTGGCAATTCTTTTCAGTAATTTTGATTGTTCGTCCACTTTGGCGATTTGTTCATCTCTTGCCTCTGGATCACTGGACTTTCCTAATCTAGAATCTTCGTTCTGTAGTTCTCCTGCTAATTTCGCGCGTAGTTTAATCTCTTCGGATAGACTGATCTGCTCATCGGAAAATCCTTGGCGTTTCATTTTCTGTATGTATTCTTCGTTCTTTATGATAGCATTCTGAATCTTCTGTTGTCTATCAAAACTGGCAGAGACTTCTCGCTCATATTTCTTATTGAATTTTTGTATGCTTTCCCCTGCTGCCTGTGCCGCTGACTTCTCAAGTTTTATTCTGGTGGTAACGTAGTCCTTCTTTTCTTCTCTATTCTGGAGCATGTTATCTAATACGCCACCAGTTCCTTTCTTGACAACACCCATCTTATCCAAGATACCACGCACGGTGAATAAGTCCTTTATATTGCCACCAATGCCGGCGATCTTGGTTCCGATATTTTTCTGTTGCCTTCTTCCAGTTGCTATGTCAGTTATATTTTGTATGCTATTGTTTAAATCGTCAAACTGTTTCAGCAGTTTATCATCCGCTGCTTCTTTCTTGTTTGCTCGAATTTCATCGAGTTTCATTTGCCTTTCGGATCTATCATTTGCCAACTTGAAATATTTTGTGGGCGATGGTGAGGCACCTGATGCTGATGCTGCTATCCCAGGTATTGCTGCAGCAGAAGGACCGAATTGCGCAGCTAATTCTGCAAGAGTCCCATGAGGAGTCCCACCAGAATTGGCCGCTGCTACTTCTGCTAATTTTGCTTGGGCAGCGAGAAGTTCGTTCAGTTTTGTCATTGCCATTATATTACCTTTTTATTTTTCTAACCTCTGTTTTTCTTCTTCTAAGAATCGTATTAGAAGCGATATGTACACATCTCTTTCAAACGGGATCATTCCCTCAATTTCCGTAAGAGAGTATTTGTGATATTGCATCAATGCAAAGTTAAGTTGGTAGTAATTTTGCAAATCTTCATGACAGAGGTTTATTAAAAAAAACTGTTAATGCCTTCCAGAACCTTGTGATGTGCTTTGTTACACACAGGACAAGTATAGTTTATCTCTTTCTTGAGTCTTGGCATTGTTTCAAAGAATGTTTGAATATTCTTGAATTGTTCCGGAGTTAGGTTTTCCACAAAGGCAACCAATTCTTCCTTGGTCTGTTCCTTGGCATGGAATAACTCTGATCCAGTATAGATAGATTCAATGGAGTCAATAATAATCGATACCACTTGATCGAAGTCGGAACTATCTACATCATCGACCAACTTCATCATGTCCATGGTTGGATACTTCATTATCACTCCAACATCGGCAAATAGTGCTATCTTATTTGTATGTGTCGGTACTTTTGTTACTTCCAGTGTGGTAAGATCAATTACTACCCGCGCCTTTGCCTTTGGGTCATCGGGGCAATCGTCGCAACCGAATAGTAACTCAACATTCTCGCCAACTGACTTAGCACGGATCTGACAGAAAAGGTACTCAAGATCAAAGGTTGCTAACTTATTGACATCTAACTCATCCAGGACACATGCCTTGATAACTGCCTTCAAGGTATCGACCATGACGGTCATGTCTTCACTCTGCTGGGCAATCAATAATGCCTTCTCTTCCTTCACAAAGAATTGACGGTACTTCAAACTCTTTCCTGTGGATGGTAAAATCAGATTATATATTGTCGCTGTATTTAATGGTAATGCCATTATGTATTCTCCTTATTCATATTCTCAAGAAACTTATTGAGTTCGCTAGTTGAACCCACGAATATCGCATTGTTCGTTATCTGCTTATTGCTCACTTCTTCTGCCTTGGTCGGCACATCTAATCTACGTTTCTTATCATGTAGGTCTAGTAACTGTGAATTTACATCGGACAACTGTTTCATCAAATTGCCCACTACCTCAAATGCCCGTGGATGTTCAGTGGACTTGGCAATTTCCAGGGCATGGAATAATGCATCCTGTCCCAATTGTAATAATGAGTGAAGGTTATTCCGAGTTCTGTCATAGTCAGACTCAATCTTATTGGATCCTTGGGGTACAACTTGGTTATCCGCTGTTATTATGTCCCCAGTCTTCACTTCAACTGCCTCAATATCAAATACATCTGATAATCTATCATCTATTTTCATTTGATCCTTCAACTTCATTATTAGCGTTACTATTTATACCGATACCATATGATCCGGAATAATCATTTTCCATGGCAGTTATCTTTTCCTTGCCCCTGGACCATGCCGTTACGCCAAGTATGGCACCGTATGCCATGTGGAATAGACCGGCACCCTGTAGGGTCAACGGCACCCACTGAGTAATTGATATTCCCTGATGTGCTTGGAGTATGCTCCAGAATATTGGGAACAGGGCAAAGTCCAGAATACAGATAACCATATAGACCCATGCTGCTGCCGGACGCCATCTATGGTTGAACCAGTCCGTGAACTGTTTATCCTTGGCGACTGCCATACTATATACCGTAATGGGTTACCGGTGCCACGAACGAAGTAACTCCTGCCGGTTCTGGCAATACAGATAGATTTGAATTTACTTTATTTTGAAATCCAAGGAAAGAACTGGTGTATCCACTAGTCAAGAAATTCACGCCATAATCGAAAAATCCCTGTATACTGGATAATCCAAACCCACCGCTCTTATTGATGTTCTTTGTTACAACACCAAGTGATTCCTTGGTTGATCGCCAATACTTATATTGGAATGTCACGGATAATTTCATTATTTGTGTGTTGGCAGTATCCAGTATGACTGAGTCAACTACCTTTGGATATACTTCATGTAGTTGAACGGCATATCTGTTTCTATCTTTAGTGTCTTGTACTATGATATCCATGGTATCGGCGGTGTATTGGTCATAATACCGAAATGCTCTGGAGTCACCATCTTGAATTCCAAGAATCCAGTTATCAAACAGTTTCTTCACATACATGTCGGCATCAACATAGAAGGTAGCAGTGATTGGTTCATAGTTGAATTCGTTTGGCATTTCTCTAACTTCACCGTATGTCCTGGTTGGATTAGTATTTACTGTTAATCCTGGTATCATCACCGTATCGCAAAATAATAATACCTTTTGGAGATTAGTATTGCCAGTGCCCAGGTTTTCCATGACATATGACGGTGGTCGAACCTGTATCGCAAATCTAGAAGTTTTTGCAAGACCTGGTGCCATTTGTGCTACGATTGCCGATGTTTTCATCTTCCTGCCTTCTTAGAGTCTGACCATACCGATGAGGACGTTGCCCCAACAAACCTTTCCACTGGTAGCATTAATGCCGTTGTCCAGTCTTCCGAATTTATCTTCACGAATGGTGATCTCACGTGCGGCATAAGGTAATGCTTGACGCATGGTTTTGCCAGATTAAACTTTGATGCGCTGCTAATCAAATCCCAAGAATACTTCAACTTGGTCGTTTCATCGAACTTGGAGTTATTCTTAAACTGTAGCAACCTATCCATTAGGATTGCTCTGAGTCTATATGGCAAGTAGTGTAGGTTTAGACCATAGAATCCACCCTTCACTGCCTTGAATGGAAATACCAGTGGGAACTTGTCCCAGTATGGTAGGGTCTCTTTGTTCTTGGCATCATACATAAACATATACATGTTGCCTGGAATGATAGTTGTCTTGGCAGCACTCGGATCATTCTTCAGCATCTTGTTTGGTGTGATGCCTTTCTTGGACAACAGCAATACCTGCTGCTCGAACCATGCAGTCGATTTTTTAGAGATGTTTCGGTCGAACCGATATTTCTCGAATATGTCTTGTAGTGAATTATTGTTTGCCATATACTATTTATTCGATAATCCTAAATGATGCTCTGTTAATATGATAAATTCCCAGTTTCTGTCTTTGGCATATCGTTCTGCCGCTTCCCACTTTGCTCTATTCTTGAGATATGTACCTGCCTCAATAAGAAACCGTTTGGTCTTTTGTGCCTTTGGTTTGGGTGGCACTGTCTGCGCGGCGGGTTTAATTTCTACTAGCCAAGTCTTCAGAGTGCCGTCCTTACCCTTGATCTGGATCTTAAAGTC